ACAGGTCAATTGAGCGATGTTGGTGTGGTGGTGGGTTGATAACGTTTTACAGTAGAAATGAGCGCGTTTGTATTTCTGAAAAGTGCGGCAGAAAGTACGATTTGCATGATGGCGTAGAAATAAAACATCAGAGGTGATGATATGAACAAGGATGGCAGACCATTAATAGAAATAGATTGGGAACAAGTCGATGAAATGTGTCAGATTCAATGTACTGGCGAGGAACAAGCTGGAATTCTTGGCATTGATTATGAAACGCTGAATAGGGCGTGTAAACGCGAGAAAGACCTGAGTTTTAAGGACTATTACGCCCAAAAAAGTGCTGGTGGCAAGAAAAGTTTAAGACGCAGACAATATACCACAGCAATGGAGGGCAACCCGACCATGCTGGTTTGGCTAGGAAAGAACTGGCTAGGGCAGACCGACAAAATTGAAGCTGATGTTGTGAACTTGCCCAAATTGGATATAACGGTCGTTCGTGATTCTGAGTAAAGCGCAGTCAAAGATATTTGAATGTGATGACCGCTTTCGTGTTGTGGTAGCTGGTAGACGGTTCGGCAAAACAACGCTGTCACTGGTTGAGTTATTGCGCGTGGCTTTAGACCGCAAGACTAAGGTTTACTATGTTGCGCCAACCTACAAATCAGCAAAGGAAATCGCATGGCAAATGCTGAACGATTCCATCCCAAGCGGTTACATTTCTAAGAAACACGAAACCGAATTGAAGATGACTTTGCGTAACGGTTCAACCATTGCGCTAAAAGGTGCTGATAATTATGACAGTCTGCGCGGTGTAGGCTTAGATTTTATCGTGCTTGATGAGTTTGCTGATATGCACCCTGACGCATGGTTTCATGTGTTGCGTCCAACATTATCTGATACTGGCGGCAGAGCATTATTTATTGGCTCGCCTAAAGGACGCAATCACTTCTATGATTTGTGGACTAGGGGCATTGATGGTGCTGATGGTTGGGATTCGTTTCAGTACACAACCCTCGATGGCGGTTATGTTCCACCCGAAGAAATTGAATCGGCTAAATCAGATTTAGACTCGCGAACATTTCAGCAAGAGTATGAAGCGCAGTTTGTGAATTATGAGGGCATCATCTATTACAATTTCAACCGCAAAGAGTCTGTTAAGCAAACCAATAAAACCAAGCAATACCACATCGGAATTGATATGAACATTAACCCGATGAGTGCAGTGGTTATGGGTATTGATGGCGCAACAATGAACGTGTTGGATGAGGTGGTTATCTTTGGCAGTAATACGGCTGAGTTGATGGATGAATTGCATCAGCGCGGCTACACCACAGACAAAGCAACGCTTTATCCAGACCCAGCTTGCAGACAACGAAAAACCAGTGCTGGCGGCAAGACTGATTTGAGCATTATGGAGAACGCCGGTTATAGGGTAAGGGTGCGTAATAAGCACACGGCTGTGAGGGATAGAATCAACGCAGTCAATTCACGATTATTAAACGGCAAGGGCGAGCGGCACTTGTTCGTTGACCCGAAATGCAACACGGTTATCAGGTGTCTGGAAAGGCACATTTACAAAGAGGGAACTTCACAACCCGAAAAGGATTCGGGATTTGACCACATGAACGATGCTTTAGGCTATGCGGTGGATTTTTTATATCCAATAAAGAAATCCTATGATGAACAACCAATGACACGATGGACTTAAATTATGGCTATTACAGAAAAGAACGATATTTATAACGGCAACGCAAGTTTGTGGGAATTTTACTTGCGAAGTTTCTTAGGTGGCAAGGATTATCAGGACGGTGATTATTTAATTAAATACACCCTTGAGGATGCAGATGAATATAACAAGCGCATATCCTTAACACCAATCGACAACCATTGCAGAAATGTCGTGCAGATATTTTCTAGCTTTGTCTGGCGCGTACCACCAAAGAGGGATTTGGGTAATTTAGGCGATGACCCAGCCATTAACGCTTTCCTTGCGGATGCTGATTTAGATGGGCGCGAACTGAATGAATTTATGCGTGATGCACAAATCTGGTCTAGTGTTTATGGGCATTGTTGGCTGTTGGTTGATAAACCACCATCAAATGCTAAAACCAGAGCAGAAGAATTAGACCAAGATATTCGCCCTTATATCCAGTTAATTACACCAGAGAATGTATTTGATTGGCGTTATGAACGTGCTGAGTCTGGGCGATATGTTTTAACTTATCTGAAAGTCAGGGAATGGGTTGAGGGTGATGAGCAGTTCTTTAGGGTTTGGACTAGCGATAAGATTGAGGGTTGGAGTGTTATTGGTGACGAGGAAAAGAAAGTCATCGACATTGATAACCCATTGGGCATGATTCCAGCCGTCTGTTTATACGCTCAACGCTCACCAATTCGCGGCACAGGTATTTCAGACATTGGCGACATTGCTTTAAAACAGAAAAGCATCTACAACAAGCTATCTGAAATTGAGCAATTAATCCGTATTAGTAACCACCCGTCACTGGTTAAAACACAGGGTACAGATGCCACTGCTGGGGCTGGTGCAATCATTCAGATGGATGACGACCTTGATGCTGGGTTGAAGCCGTATTTATTGCAACCATCTGGAACTAACCTAGACGCAATCAGAGCGTGTATAACGGACGAAGTTGAAGCGATTAACAGAATGGCACACATGGGCGCAGTTCGCGCCACTGAAGCGCAGACAAAGAGCGGTGTGGCATTACAGACTGAATTTCAGTTGTTAAATGCAAGGTTATCTGAGAAAGCGGCATTATTAGAGTTAGCAGAGGAACAAATCTGGGATATATTCGCGAAATGGCAAGGCATTGAAAACCAAGTGCTGACCGATTATAACAACGACTTTGATTTGCATGATTTAGGTGCTGAACTGGATTTCTTACAACGCGCCAAAGCATCTGGGATTAAATCAACGGCATTTGTTCACGGTGTTGATGAGGGCATTGCGAAACTGGTTCTTAAAGACACGGAACTTGATGAAGCACTAAGCCAAATCAAGGCAAATACCATTGTAGTCGGTGAGTTTACTGATGGCATCGAATAACCGACACGCAAGAACGCTGGAAAAACTGGCTGACCAATACGAGCGGCTTTTAAACGAGTCGCTGGTTAAGTTTGAAAAGTCGATTGTTAATCAGTTGGCAAGTGCGCCAACATCAGCAGACAAGTTATTTGATTTGCAGTTTGCTTTGGGGATGCGTCAATCATTGCGTGAAGCAGTTGAAAAGGAAGTGCTGACCGAGGTGCATAAGGCGATTGCTAACTTTGATGGTGCTGAGAAATCATTGATTGAAATGTATGGTGCATCTGGTATTGATGAAGCCTTGCTGACGGTTGACCGTTCTATTGTCAGGCAACTTAAAAAGCTAACATTCCAAGGCTTTGAGGATGTGGCTGAAACCTTTATTGATTCCATTAGTCGGGAAATATACCAGAACACGCTAACGGCGAAACCATTGGCTGATTCAATACGAGCAGTTCAGCATCAAATCAACGGTGTGTATATTCAGACCAATGACAATGAAGCACAGGCGTTGGTTGAGTTCATTGCGGAAAACAAGTTTGACCCAGCAATGGAAAGCGCAGTTGATGCGGCAGTTGAACAACTGCATACCAAATATGCTCGCGATAGGGTTGGCAACAATCTCAGGCGTTATGCAACGCAACAACTACACGATGGCTTAATGCAATATTCAGCATCAATCAATATGAAGATGGCTAACCAATTGGGTGCTGAACAATTTGAGTATTTTGGAACGGTGGTTGAGGATACGCGGCAATGGTGTAAAGACCATATCGGGCGAGTCATGACAGAACAAGAAATCAGGGATGAGTGGGCGAATAATAGTTGGGCAGGCAAATCATCAAGCGACCCATTTATAGCGCGTGGCGGTTATAACTGTCGCCATCATTTCAGAGCAGTTTTCAAGGAGTAATGTAATGAGTAATGAGAATATAGAAAATATTCTAGTTGTAGACAAGAATGGTCGTGTGGTTGAACTGATTGACCTTGTGTTTACACTTGAAAGTCGCATCCTTAAAGATGCAATAAAATTGCATGAATTAAAAGAGCATGTGCGTGATTTACACGATGAAGTTCACAAATTGCACTCTTACTTACATTTAGACGAGGGTTTAGTGGAAGTGATGTTGCAAGACGGCAGAATAGTTGAAAAAACAAACAAGAACAGAAAAAACTAGAGGACACACAATGGCAGAAGAAAAAGAGCAAGAGGTAATTGAAGAACCTATAACACCAGAGTTCACGCAAGAACAGGTTGATAAAATGGTTTCCGACAGATTGGCGCGTGAGCGTAAGAAATACGACAAGAAATATGCTGGCGTTGATGTTGATGCTTATAAGGGGTGGCAAGCAGAGCAAGAACAGGCTGAAGTTGACCGACAGAAAGAGCGTGGTGATTTTGAAGCTATCTTGAAAACCACAGTCGGCAAGAAAGACGATGAGATTAACCAGTTGAAAAACAGGCTAACCGAGATAGAAGTTGATGGTTCATTGTTACGCACAGCGAGTAATTTAAACGCCGTATCACCTGACCAAGTAGCTTCATTGTTGCGGAGTCAAGTTAGACTGGGGGATGATGGCAACGTGGAAGTCATTGACAAACAAGGGATTTTGCTGTATGGTGACACAGGAGAAATGAAAAAAGTTACTGACTTAGTTAGTGATTTTTTAACAACGAACCCACATTTTGTTAAGGCATCTTTATCGGGTGCTGGCAGTGTAGGCAAAGTTGGCGGTGGAACGCAGACACCTAAACCTGTGGCTGAAATGACTCATGATGAATATCGTGAGCATAGAAAGTCGATAGGGAGAGGTGTGCGGTAAACCCAAATTGCCATCCCTAGTTAAATTAATTATTTATTTAGGGAAAACTAAATGGCATCTTCAACTACAACCACGCTAGATGATTTATTTACAAATATCATCGCTGAAGCGACATTCACCGCACAAGAACAATCATTGGTGCGGAATCTAGTTACAAATTACAGTCTTGCTGGTGATTCTGGCAAGACTATCCAAGTACCCATCTATCCAGCAGTGGCGGCGGCGGCGTTGACTGAGGGTTCAGATATGTCCTCAACTGCGGTATCAACAAGCAATGTATCTATTACTGTTGCAGAAGTTGGTGTTCAAGCAGTATTAACCGATTTAGCGGCACAATCATCAGCGCGTGATGTTGCTGGAGATTTAGGTCGTGTGCTGGGCGAGGGTATCGCTAAGAAAATGGATGAAGATTTAATTGCTTTGTTCGATGGTTTTAGCACTTCATTCGGTTCAACCACAACTGAACTAACTGCGGCTGATATATTCAAAGCGGCGGCAACCTTACGCGCTAATAACGCAATCGGTTCACCAGTTGCGGTTATCCATCCATACCAAGCCTACAACCTCAAAGCTAACTTAACCAACACATTCGCCAATCCAAATGGCGGTGATGCTCAGAACGCGGCAATGCGCTCTGGATATGTTGGCACACTAGCTGGCGTTGATATTTATGAATCAGCAAATATAGCCATTGATGGTTCTGGTGATTCTAAAGGCGCAATGTTTGTACCAGCCGCATTAGGTCTAGCACTCAAATGGGATATTAAAATTGAGCCACAACGCGATGCAAGTATTCGTGGCTGGGAATTGAACGCAACCGCCGCTTATGGTGTTGGTGAACTTCAAGACTCAATGGGTTGTGAACTCTACTTTGACGCTGGTCTGTAACCATTATGGCAATGTCGCAAGATAGTGACCTAACGGCACTTCAACCCGACATTTTATCACTTGGCATTAGTACGTTTGCGGCATCGCATACTAATGCTCAAGCTGATATTGAGCGCGAGTTGCGGAACGCTTGGTGGGCGAAAACTGGTAGAACTGGCGAACTAAATTCTAGCAAACTAACCGAGTCTCAGTTTACTAAGTGTTCCTCTTTTCTTGTGTTGTGGAAGTATGCTTTACCCAAACTATCAACTTGGGGTGACGGCGACAGATTTCTGGAAATGATTAAATTCTATCGGGCAAGGTTTGACGAGGAATTTGAGCAAGTTCTGAAAGACGGCGTTGAGTACGATGCAGATGGTGACGGCTCAGTGGCTAACGCTGAAAAGGTTGCTATCCATCACGGCAGATTGACACGATGATTGCTTTGAAAATAGATACGAGCCAACTGGATAAGCGGTTGGCAACTATCGTTAGAGAGCAACCCACGAAAGTTGGTAAGGCGTTAGGTAGGACGGCATCACTGGGCATTCATATTTTGCTTGACCGTCTAAAGGTAGGGGAGGGTTTAAAGGGTGCTTTTAAGCCTTATTCTGAAAGCTATGCGTGGGATAGGCAAAACATCAAGCCTATAGCGCAAGTTGCTTTTGTTGATTTAAACCGCACTGGAAAAATGTGGAGTAGTTTAACGATTACGAAACTAACGCGCAGTAAGGCAGTTATCTCAGCAACAGGCGCACTCGATAAAAAGAAGATTGCTAATACCGACAAACAACGCAGATGGTTTGGTTTTAAGCCAGATGAAGAAAAGCGTTTGGTTCGATTCTTTGGGAAACAGTTATGAGTATTCGTGAATCTATTGCCGCGAATCTGGTAACTACTTTGTCAGGGATGACCACCCCAATTACATTGAAAAAGGTTGAACGCAATCCTTTTGATTTCGAGAAATTAAGCAACGCACAGTTTCCAGCGTGTTGGATTCAGAGCGGCGAAGAAACGCGCGAAGATTCCACCATGAATGAATCATCTTCTAAACGTGCGGCAGTTGTTAATTATCGGGTGATTGGCTTTGTGAAAAGTTCAGCGATAGACACAGCACGAAATGAGTTGATTGAGGGAATTGAAGAAGTGCTTGATACCGATAGAACGCGCGGTGGTTATGCGTTAGATACGCAAGTCACTGAGGTAGGAACAGACGAGGGTGCTATTGACCCTGTGGGCGGCATTATTATGAATGTACGCATTGAATACAATTATGTTCGGGGAACAACATAATGAAAATGAGAATTGGCAAAGGCGGCACTATCATCAATGTTGAAGATAGGGCGGTTGAGCGAATGAAGTCGATGGGTTGGCAAGAAATCAAACCATCAAAACCTAAATCTAAGGCTAAAAAGGTGAATAACGATGGCAACTCATAAAGGTTCTGAGGGCGTAGTTAAAGTTGGCGCAAATACGATTGCGGAACTCAAAAGCTATAGCATCGAAGAAACGGCAAATACGATTGATACCACAACGCTGGGTGATTCTTCTGAAACCCATGTAACAGGTTTAAAGAAATGGTCAGGTTCAGCAGATTGTTTCTGGGATGAAACAGATACAAATGGACAGGTGGCATTAACCATTGGGTCATCTGTGACGATGAACTTTTACCCAGAGGGCGCAACTACTGGCGACAGATATGCGACAGGCACAGCAACAGTTGTTGGCGCAAGTGTTAACGCTGAATCTGATGGCATCGTGGAAACATCATTTAGCTTTACTGGCACTGGCGACCTCACATGGGGTGCGGCTAGTTAATGTCTGAAATTTTAGATGCGGCTAAAACCCAGTTCCGTGACAGGCTGTCAGGCAGTTTGTCGCAACTGGTTGTTCCAGAATGGGAAGTCAATGGAAAGCCGACAAAGATTTACTTTAAGCCAGCAATGACAATGAAAGAACAGGGTGAAGTTCTGCAATTAACCAACACTAATAAACAAGCGGAATCTGTTGTGATGACGTTAATTATTAGGGCGTTGGATGCTGATGGCAAAAAGATGTTCAGACGAGCGCACATGACTGAGATTATGAACCAGCTTGACCCTGATATTATTAGCCGCATTGTGGTTGAAATGGGCGGCGGCGAAGTGGACTTGGATGACGCACTAAAAAACTAAAAAGTGACCATGATTTAAGGTTCTGTTTGCATCTGGCAGAACACTTACACAAGTCGTTAGACGAAATCATGGCACTTAGTACGGATGAAGTTTTGTTATGGGTTGCACATTTGGAGTTAAAACGCGATGGCAAATGACGTAAAAATAGAAATAACCGCCCAAGACAAAACAAAGAAAGCTGTTTCCTCAGTCAATAAGGGATTCAGTGCGCTGAAACGTTCTGCTTTTGGCGTTAGGTCAGCTATTGCGGCTGTTGCTGGCGCAACAGGCATGGGGTTATTGATTCGCAATAGCTTTAACACCATTGATGCGCTTGCTAAAACTTCCGACAAATTAGGCTTAACCACTGAATCATTAATCAGTTTACGCCATGCGGCAGAGCAAACAGGCGTGGCAACAAACACCCTTGATATGGCTTTGCAACGCATGACAAGGCGAATCGCTGAAGCCGCTCAAGGCACAGGTGAAGCTAAAGATGCACTTCGTGAGTTAGGGTTAGACGCTAGAGCGTTAGCGTTAATGTCGCCAGACCAAGCATTTAAAGAAATCGCTGGCGCAATGAAAGATGTTGGCGGTCAATCCGATAAGGTTAGATTAGCGTTCAAACTATTCGACTCAGAGGGCGTGAATTTAGTTAATACCCTCGCTCTGGGTAAAACAGGCTTAAATGATATGGCGCGTGAAGCTGAATCATTAGGTCTAACCTTGAGTCGTGTTGATGCTCATAAAATAGAAATGGCTGGTGATGCAATTGGTCGCGCCACTGGTCTTGTTGAGGGATTGGCAAATAAAATAGTCGTTCAATTGTCGCCAGCAGTTACAGACGCATCAAATGCGTTTGTGAATCTTGCCATCAACATCAGAGATGCTTTCGGTGTGGGTGCATCATCAAAACCAAGACAAATAGGCTTTATTCTTGAGATACAAAAGGCGGTTGAGGGGTTGTCCTTAACGTACTTAAAACTTAAGTTAAGTATTGTGGAGGTAATGGCATCTTTATCGGCGGGGTTTGACCAAAAATTATTCGACACTCGCAACGCTGTTGCCGACCAGACTTGGGAGTTTTTAAAAGCCAGTAATGCGTTAGATAATTATAACGCTGGGTTGAGTCGTGCGGCTGATGCAAATCTAAAGCTAAAAACCAATACGCCGAAACAACCACCTAAACTTACTCAGCTTGAGCCAGTAAAGTTTGAGTTTGATGTGGATGGTGCGACAGGCTTTAACGCCCAAATGAATAAAATGGCATTAGCTATTGGCGATGTTGACACGCAAGCGGTTGGTTTTATAGATAGGTTTTCAACAGGGTTAAGCACCCAGTTAACCCAAGCATTGATGACAGGTAAATTTTCATTCAAGAATTTCGCATTGTCTATTATTGCTGACTTAACCGCCATGATAATTAAAGCATTAATATTTAAAGCAATACAAAACGCGCTGATGGGAACGCCATTTGGTTTCTTGTTAGGTGCTGGTGGCGCATCTGGCGGTAATGTTACTGCGGCAAAAGGTAAGGCGGCTGGCGGCGGTTTAAATCGCGGCAAACCATTCATGGTTGGCGAGCAAGGTAGGGAGTTATTCGTCCCTAAAACAGATGGGCATTTAGTACCAAATCACAAGCTAGATGGCGGCGAACCATTAGCGGTAACTTTCAACATCAATGCGATTGATACACAAACTGGCGTGGGTTTTCTTGTAAATAACAAGCAATCAATAATCGGCATGATTGACCAGGCATATCGTAAGCAAGGCAGACGCGGAGTTTCAGCATAATGGCATTTCCAACATCACCTAAACCGCGCTCAATTCGCATCAAATCCATTACGCCGAATATGGTGAGCGAAACCCATAGCATGAAACGACAAGTGCGTCAGCGTGGCGCACATCGTTGGTTAATTGAAGCGACTTACCCACCGATGACACGCGAACAATTCGCGCCTATCTGGGCGTTTGTTGTCGCACAAAAAGGGCAGTATTCAACATTCGATTATGTGCCAGAGGGTGTATCCAGTTCATCGGGAAATCTTGTTGGCACATTAGTTTCTGGTGTTGCCAGTGCTGGTGCGTCAACTATTGCAAGCATTACAGGGTTGCAAAGTGGATTATTGAAAGCCGGTGATTTTATTAAGTTCTCAGAGCATGACAAAGTTTATATGCTGACGGCTGATATTGAAACGGATTCTGGTTTTTCAACTATCACTATCGAACCACCGTTACTCAGTGCAGTTTCAACAGCCGATACGATTGTTAGCGAAAGTGTGCCGTTTAAGATGGCGTTGGCTCAAGACCAACAAGAAACTGGCATTGATGTTAATTCTATGCACTCTTTTGACCTGTTTCTGATTGAGGTTTTGTAGTGGATAGAGATATTGACAGCGCAACGCTTGCTGAAATCAATGCTGACCAGTGTATCCCTGTTAATTTATTAGAAATTGAATGGGATGATACTTATACGCGCATCTGTGATTTCAATAGAGATATTACCCACGATGGCAACACCTATGTGGCGATGGGGCATTACTTAGGGTTTTCTGATATTGAGGAAACATCACAATTAATGACAGGCACATTAACAGGGTCATTATCTGGCGTGGATAAAACTTTTATTGCCTTGTTCTTATCTGAGAAATATTTAGATAGACCTATTAATTTGTACAAAGGGTTTCTTGATTCAGCATTAACATTAGTCGCTGACCCGATTTTGATGTTTAGCGGTCGTATGCATAAACCAGTTATTCAAGAAAACCCTGATGATGGCACTTGTACATTGTCGATTGAAGCCGCAAGCCATTGGGTAGATTTTGAAAGACGTTCTGGCAGACACACCAACCACGCTGAACAACAAGTTTGGTTCGCTGGGGATTTGGGTTTTGAGTTCGCATCCGAAGTGATGAAAGATATTCCTTGGGGGCGTAAGTAATGAAAACCACCGATGAAATATATCTCATCCAGCTTTTAGACAAGACTGCATTAACTGCTTTTAAATGGGGGCAAAATGATTGCAACACCCTATGTGTTGAATGGGTTGACCGTGTGTGTGGAACGGATTATCTCAGTCGCATCAAGAATCATTATCAAACTAAAAAAGGGGCGGTGAGATTCTATCGCGGCTTTGTTGAGTGGATAACTGAACTAAAAGAATTAGGATGGCAAGAGGTTGATAAGCCGCAAACTGGCGACTTGGTTTTGCACCTTGATAAATCGTTTGTTTTTGCCCATGTCTTTGTCAGTGGCAAGATGTTTTCAGTTGACCCAGAAAAAGGGTTAGTGGCTGGTTTGCCTGTGCCAGATGTAGATTACAAAGTGATGAGGTTTAACTGATGCCACCGATTATTATACCTTTAGCGGCGACATTGGTTATCTATACTGGTATTTCTATTCCTTTAGCGGTTGCAATAGCAACAGTGGTGGTGGTTGGCTCAATCGGGATGGCTATTTTCAATTTAGCCAGCGCATTAACTGCCGACTTTGATGCACCTGATACTGGTCAAGGGTTGTTGATAAATAAAGCATCCAGTTCAGAACCGTTAAAGGTTATTTATGGTTATAGGCGTGTAGGTATAGTTCGTGTATTCGCTGAATCTGACGGCAAGAATAATAAATTTATGCACTTGATTCTTGCTCTAGCAGAGGGTGAGATTGAGAGTATTGAAAATGTGTATTTCCACGACAAGCTATCCACTGATGAACAATTCACTGGCAAGTTTGAATTGTATAAGCATTTAGGGTCTGATACACAAGCCGCAGATGCGACATTAGTTGAACGGTTAGTGAGTTGGACAACCGCACATAAATTGTCTGGTGTGGCGTATTTGTATCTCCGTTTGGAATATGACCGCACAGCGTGGGCAAGTGGATTGCCGCCCATCACCGCAGATATTAAAGGCTTAAAAGTTTACGACCCACGCACCACCACAACAGCGTGGAGTGATAATCCAGTTCTGTGTGTACGCGATTACATGACTAATGCACGTTATGGACGCGGTATTCCAGAAAGCCAAATTGATGACGCATCTTTTATTGTCGCGGCTAATTACTGTGATGAAATGGTTACAAAAGGTGGTTCAAGCCAAAAAAGATACACACTCAACGGCGTTATTAATGTTGAGAAAACACCCATGTCCATTGTCAGGAACATGATGACTTCCTGTCGCGGCATCTTAATCTTTTCTGGCGGCAAATATAAAGTCGTCATCGACAAACCCGAAACCGCATCATTCGTCTTTAATGAAGATAACATTGTTGGTAACTGGTCAATTTCGCTTGGCGATAAAACCAACACATTCAACCGCATCAAAGCTAAGATTTACAACAAAGACAGGTCTTGGCAAGATGATTATATAACGGTAGATTCACCTGACTTACGCGCACTTGATAACGGCTTAATGTTGCAACAAGACGCACAGTTACCATTCACCAGTGATGAGGTGACTGCGCGGCAAATAACGACTATTAATTTAAACCAATCGCGGCAACAAATATCGGTTCAGTTCTCAGCAACGATTCAAGGGATGCGAGCGGAAGTCGGCGATGTTGTCTATATCACGCATTCGACAACAGGTTGGTCAAATAAGAAATTCCGCATCACTGCTATTGCGATGAGCAATGCTGATGATGTGTCGATTGTTGCCTTGGAATACGATGAAACGATTTATGATTTCGGCACAATTCCACTTATAGACGCAACGCCAAATACAAATTTTTATAACCCATCTGTGGTTATACAACCGAGCGATTTAACGCTATCGGAAGAACTCTATTACACATCTAGCAGTTCTGGCGTTCATAGCAGATTGATTTTGCGATGGGTCAATAATGATGGGTTTGCATTGCAATATAATATTGAATATAAGTTGTCGGCAGATACAGATTATATTCCATTAGCTGTGGCGCAATCATCAGAATACCGTATTGATGATGTTGCGGCTGGTGTGTACGATGTGCGCGTTAGAACCATGAACGACTCAGGTGCTACATCAGATTGGACTTATGATTCTTTCGGTGTTGTTGGTTTAACTGAAAAACCAGCCGACATAACTGGATTTAATATTCGGGCAATGGACGGCTCAGTGTATCTTGTTTGGGATGCCGTAACTGATATAGACGTAATTCATGGTGGCTATGTTCGTGTGCGTCACTCAGCATTGGTATCTAATGCAACGTGGGATGACGGCATTGATATTGGTACGAGGATAAGCGGTAATATAACTAATACGGTTCTGCCATTACGCGCAGGCACTTACATGATGAAAGCGGTGGATTCATCAGGCAACTTTTCCAATGGTTATGCCGCATCTGTAACCACCGTTAAAAACATTCATGTCTTTAGCAACGCAGTTTCTACTTTAGAAAGCGCAACATTTTCTGGTGCTAAAACAAACTTAATTGTAGTGGGTAGTGTGATGCGTTTAGCAACATTATCTGCGAGCAACACAGGCACTTATTTATTCCAAAACAGTCTTGATTTAGGTGGTGTTTTCACATCACGCTTATTTGCTGAGTTTGAATCATCATCTTATACCTCTGGCGACAACTTTGATTCCAGAGATACGCTGATAGACACATGGCGCAACTTTGATGGTGAGCAATCAGATTTGATTGATGCGACAGTACAAGTCAGAACAACTAATGATGACCCCACTGGTTCACCCACTTGGTCAGAATGGATTGAATTAACCAGTGCAGATTTTAAAGCCAGAGCATACGAGGGTCGGGTTTTAGTTGAATCCACAACGGCTGATTTCAATATCGACATTACTTATTTAAAAGTGACTGTGGATATGCCAGATAGGGTTGAACGTGGCACAAGCATTAACTCAACCACATCAGGTATTGCGGTGACTTATACTGAGCCATTTTTCACAACGCCAACGGTTGGCATAACGGCTAATTCACACAATGGAAACTTTGTGATTTCAAGCTCGACAGGTACAGGGTTTACCGTGAACTTCTACGATGGTTCTGGCACAAGCACACCGCAGAACATTAACTTTAATTATCAAGCGATAGGATACTAATATGAGTCAGGCTACTGATTATGCCATTGCAAATGCCACAGGGTCGGGCGTTCGGGCTGATGTCAATTCTGTGCTGTCGGCAATCGTCACAAAGAATTCAGGCACAGCAGAACCATCTTCCACTTACAGTTATATGTGGTGGGCAGATACAACCGCTAACAAGCTAAAAATCCGCGATGGTGCGAATACATCATGGCTGGTTATTGGCGACTTAGATGCGGCTAATTTTAACTTAACTGATGCTTTTTCTAACGTGACCTCTGCAGTTACACTGACTGACGCACAGTTAAATAATACCGTGTACTTGGTAAGTGGTACTAAGATGGTTTTCTATGAAGCAACGCCACCGACAGGATGGACGCAAGTTACGACCCACAACGACAAAGCATTAAGAGTTGTTGCTGGCATTGGTGGTGGTTCTGGTGGCACAACTGGATTTGCTAATGGGAATGGCGCATTTACACATACACATTCAGATAGTTTTTCTATTAGTAGTCATGTGTTGACTGAAAATGAAATGCCTGTGCATAAGCATTACTCTTTCGGTAACGCTAATGCGGCATGGGTTGCTGGCACTATGCCAAATTACAGCAATAATATGGGCGCAACAGGTGGCGAAGATTACGATAATTATTACTACGGCACAAGCGACACAGGTGGTGGTGCTGGTCACGTTCATGGGGTTTTGGGTTCAGTTTCATCCACAACCATATCCCCTGCTTATGTAGATATTATTATTTGTTCTAAATCATAATGGAAATAAATTTAACTTGCCCATTGGGTTCAACGTGCGAAGAAATCAAAGATAACAAGATGCACCGATGCGCGTGGTACACACAAATTCAAGGTAAGAACCCACAATCAGAAGAAGTGATTGATGAATGGCGTTGTGCCATTGCGTTCATGCCGATGTTGCAAGTTGAAATGTCGCAGACTAATCGCGGACAAACCAACGCGATTGCATCGTTTAGAGATGAAATGATTAAGGGGAATAATCAAATGTTAGCGGTTCAATCAGCACGAATGATGATAGGGGAAACTAATGGCGTTTGAGGGTTTTTTAGATGCTGAGATAAGAGTTAGCTTATCGCTAACTGCAACGCCAGCGATTAATGATACAACGGTATTGGATGTTTATGATTACTTCAAAACCGAGGACAACATTAACTTTTTAGTAACTGAATCAAGCGAATATTTAGCGGTGTAATTATGGCAGACATTTATTTATCAAACGACAATTTATTAAGCGTATCTAGTTTACGCAACTCATCATCTGGCTCATTTATGAATAACGCCACTGTGACCGCTACGTTAAAAGATACTGGCGGCACAAATGTATCTGGGCAGACTTTCCCTGTCACGCTTTCATACATAGCTGATTCTGATGGCAACTATCAAATGACTTTAGATAATGCATTATCAATGGTCGAAGATACAACTTACATTGCTACTATAACGGCAACCGCGTCATCTGGCTTATATGCCGAATGGGAAATGACACTAACGGCTAAAAAGAGGACTGCGTAATGGCTGATAAAAAATTAAGTGAACTGACCGAAACAACAACTGGTTCAGACACCATGCAACTTTTTGTGAATGACGCTGGTGTTAGCAAGAGAATAACGCGCGGCAATTTAATCTCTGGCGCGGTGTCTGCGGCAACAACAACGTATTCAATTAAAGCTGGAACACAGATTGGCGGTGCTGGACTTGAACTAGATGCTGGCGGTGCTGGCACTGGAACGGATACCATAAAGCTAATGGAAAGTGGTTCTGCAACAGTAACCAGAACTGATGCGGATACCATTACGATTGGCGCGACTAATACAACGTATGTTGATGCAACCACAAGTGTTGCTGGGTTAATGTCAACATCAGATAAAACCAAGATTGATGGAGTGGCAACCAGTGCTAATGACTACACCCACCCCAATCACTCTGGCGATATAGTTTCTGCGGCTGATGGAGCAACAACCATCCAAACTGGCGCAGTAGACATTGCAATGCTATCTGCAACAGGAACAGCGTCAGGCACAACTTTCTTACGGGGAGATAATACTTGGGTTGTTCCAACAGACACTAACACAGACACCAAGTGGGATGGTGGTACAACTGGTTTAACTGCGGCAACTGGTCGCACATCATTGGGTCTTGGAACTGCGGCAACATCTGCGGCAACGGCTTTTGAAACTGCTGATACAGACATATCTAAAACAGACGTAGCTGAAACACGCACAGCATCAATCAACATGGCAGACAATGTGTTGCAAAAACCAGAGTTAAAAGACTACGCTGAAACGGTTAATGCTATTGGTTCAATTGGTGGTGGCACACAGGACATTAACTTAGAATTGGGTAACGTAGTCACGGCAACGGTAGACACTTCAACCACAACTTTCACCTTTTCGGGTATGCCAGCAACAGGGAAAGGTGGTGCGTTCACATTGATATTAACCAATGGTGCTTCACAAACGGTAAACTTTCCACTCACTGTAGATTGGGCGGCTGGAACAGCACCAACGCTCACCACTGCTGGGATAGACGTACTGACTTTTACCACAGTGGACGGTGGCACGATTTGGTATGGTATTGCATCAGGGCTGGCGATGGCATGAGTATAGAAAAGAAATTACTGGGTACGACACCTGTATCTGGTGCGGTAGACCCAGAGGGTGTTAGCTTTGACGGGACTAATGATTATCTGAGTCGGAGTTCTGACCTCACGGGTAATGCTGATGGAAAGACTTTTACGTTTAGTGCTTGGGTGTATGGTACTGGGGGAGGAACTATATATCATAGTGGAGGGGCTGGGTTTACCGATGGTATAAGTATTCATTTTGAAGCAAGTGGTGAGCTAAATATTAAGATGGATAACCCATCAGGTTCTACAGTTTTTAGTGTAGAGCATGGGGGTGCTATGCCTTTAAATACTTGGAATCATCTACTCATATCGTGTGATATGTCATCCACTTCAAATAGACATATTTATGTATCTGATGCGGCATTAGGGAATAGCTACTTAACTTACACAAATTCAGATATAGATTTCACATCAACTGACCATTCTGTCAATAAACTGAACAAAATCAAAGGCAGACTAGCACACGTTTTCCTAGACTACACCTACCGTGACCTATCTACAGAATCTAACCGCAGATTGTTCATAGACGCAGACGGCAAGCCATCAAGCACCATCCCATCAAGTCCTATTCTATACCTACCCATGACTGATGCGGCTACGGCTGGGTCGAACTCTGGAACGGGTGGTGACTTCACGGTGAATGGGGTACTGGATACTGCTGGTCGTGCGCCTAATCAAGACAATTGTAGTGCGAGTGTGTTTGATGGGTCGAATGATTATTTATCGGGTAGTCCGTCTGGAATGGTGGATGGAGGTATCTTTTCTGGGAGCGTTGTGGTTAACCCCAGAGTATTCTCTTTTCAAGGTCACGTTATAAAGTCAACCAGTGAAAGATGGGGACTACGTTTCTATGGCTCAACAAGTTGTGAGATTACGGGATACACATCAGGTGCTGTGAAAATACTTGATTGTCAGGTTGATAATATAGTTGCCGGTAGGATATTACATATCAGTTTCAGTTTTGATTTATCCGACACAGGTAAACGCCACTTATTCGTAAATGGTGTTGATGCTTCCCCCGCGTACAGTGTTTATACCGCAGGGAATATTGATTTTACCAACAACCCTGTAGGGGTGGGAGCAAGACCCACTGCCGTAGAGTTTTTAGAGGGTGATATAGGAGAACTCTACTTCGACACATCCTACATAGACCTAGCAACAGACAACCCATTCTGGGATGCAGACGCTAACCGACCTAAACCAGTTCGACAAGTTATCTCAGAAACAGGAACAACTCCACTGATTGCATTACCACTGCAAGGTAATGATGCTGGGAATAATCTAGGTAGCGGTGGTGACTTTACTGTCAACTCTGGTCCATACACAGGGGCGAGGGGTGGGAGTGAGTTTTGGGCGAGGAGTGCTGATTTTAATGGGAGTAATGGGTATTTAAGTCGGAGTAGTGCGCTGACAGGTTCTAGTGATGGAAAGCAAGTTACATTGGTATTTGCTTTTAGTGGGACATCTAATAAGTATATTATTGATTTAGAAGACGCAACTGGAACAACCTCCACAACCCGTTTTGGTGTCTGGGCGCATTACACCAACAATAAAATATTTGTAGATGCTTACAATGGCTCAGAAACGAGGATTTTAGATTTCGATTTTGGTACAACACTAAACACTAATCAGACATATATCGTGATGATTAGTATTGACATGAGTAACACATCTAAGCGTCACACCTATATTGATGGAGCATCTGAAAGCGCAACATATACAACGTACACTAATGATACTCTAAAACTCACTCAAACCAATACGGGAATAGGGGCAAGACTAGACGCAAGCCTTCCAGGGAGCTACTGGAATGGAGATATAGGTTTTATGTACTTCAATAATTCTTACATAGACTTCTCCCAAGAATCCAACCGCAATCTATTCGTAGACCAGTTAGGTTATCCAAAAGATTTAACCCCAGCAATTGAAGCTGCCACTATCGCAGACCCACTCATCTACATGAAGTTCGATGACACCAGTGCCTTGGGTACTAACTCAGGGACGGGTGGCAACTTTACAGTCAACGGCACAGTAACCGCTGGTGCTGATGTAGACCCTAACGCATAGCAGACAAAGGAGAAATAACAATGCTATATCTAAAAGCAATCAACAACGTAGTAGAGCAATATCCATACTCACTAGGTCAGTTGAGAAAAGACAATTCAAATACATCGTTTCCAAGACAGCCGAGTTTAGCTGACCTTGCTGAGTTCGATGTATACCCCGTAACCGAAGTAACACCCACGCTTGCTGACGGTGAGAAGTTAGTCAAAGTCTGGACACCAACCCTAGTATCGGGCGAGTGGGTACTGCCACACCAAGCAGTCGCTAAGACCACAGAGGATTTAGCAACAGAGTCAGAAGTCGCATGGGCGAATCTTAGAGAACAGAGAGATAAGCTACTCGCTGAAACCGATTGGACTGCATCGACAGATGTGACCATGTCGGCTGAGATGACAGAATACCGAAAGTTACTCAGGGATTTGCCAGCTAATACAGCAGATGTATTTAATCCTGTGTATCCTGAGAAACCTTAATCTATGCTTGCGGAGTTGATGGTGGCTAATGCCGCTTTCGCAGTGCTTAAAGAAAGCTTCCAAGTGGGCAAGGATATAGTTGATTGCTCTGAGCACCTTGGTATCTGGTCAGAGAAATCCAGAGAGATTACAGCGCAAGCCAAGAACAAGAAAGGTGGTGGTAAAGAGTCAGATTTAGAATTGTTCATGGCGGCTGAGAAAGTCAAAAATCAGCGTGAAGAATTGGAATATATCATGCGCTCCACCAGATTGAATATGTGGCAGGAGTTCATAGCCTTTGAATCCTCACAAGTCAAAGCCCGACGAAAGCAACGAGAAAAAGAAGAACGTGAAAGAGTGAAGCGCACCGAATTTTTAATGACATGCTTTGCTTATTTTGTGGCATTTTTAATTCTTGCAGGGTCACTGTTTGGTGGTTTAAAACTCATTATCGGGATGAAATGAAATGCCAACACCAGAGCAATGCGCTGTAACCGACACGAAAATAACTGGCATAGATAGGGAGATTATAGCAATGAGGGTGCGGCAAGACAGGCTCGATGAACGACTAGACGCTATCACATCATCAGTCAACGATTTGAAAACGATGGTGGCTCAAGTTCGTGCGTTTGTTGCGGCATTAGCTGTTTTGTCTATTCTGCCAGATTCGATTTTAGACATTTTGAAGTGAGTGTATTTCGCCCATCACTATCCAATATTGTTGGCTTTTCTTGGTATTGCTTACACCATGTTTTTATTAGGTCATGTGATGCACTTATTCATGATTGAGGTTTTCAGTTGAAAGCGTATTGGCGTTTCTTTGTAGAAGTGGTTTTTTATATTGGACTCGCAATTCTAGGAAGTTCTCTTGCGGTTTGGATTTTGCAAAATATTTTTGAGGTGTTTTTTTATGGATAAAAATCGTGCTTATGAAATGGCGTTGCTTTCTGAGAGGGCATATCTGCCGCTCAATGAATTTCAGCAACTACACACGGACAGGCGGTTTAGCTTCCACTCTGTTTTTTATAACCAGTTTTATACCGTCTGGACAGCAACAGAATTAATCTTTGTTTTTCGCGGAACGGAAATAACCGATTTTTCAGATGTTAAAGCCGATTTGAAATTTAGGCTAACACCAGTTACATCAGACAATGAAGCTGGCAAGGTGCATCGAGGGTTTAAGAAATCACTGGATATGGTTTGGGAATCGCTGATGGAAGATTACAACCGATTGTGTGATGGTCGGCACGTTATATTTACAGGTCATTCGCTGGGGGCGGCAATGGCAACTTTAGCCTTTAGTCGGTTTGATAGCTATGGTGCTGAACTCTACACGTTCGGTTCACCTCGCGTTGGCAATGCCGATTATGCGGCGGTGCTGAACTTCAAGCACAGGGAGCGAATTTTCAGATTTCGAAATCATAACGATATTGTTACACGGCATCCCATGTCGTTCTGGAGTTATCGTCATGTCGGGATGTGTTTTTACTTTGATGGTGATGGTGCTTGCGTAACAAATCCAAGTTTCTGGCATCGGTTAAGACAGTTTTGTGCTGGTATGTTTGAGGGTTTTTTAGACAAGAAAATTGATTCACTTGCTGACCATTCAGTTAGCAATTATGTTCGCTTAACAAAGGAGTTAGATAAATGACTTTCCCACGATATTTTATCTGGTCGCTGATTATCATGATGATGATTCCATTGCTGACCGCTTGTTCAGTCGGCACAACTATCGCGCATGGTGCTGACTATGCCGTGAGCCGTTATTGCGATATTCCAAAAGGTGCGCGTTCTGCGGTTCGTAAAACTGTCGCCACAACTGTCGCGCCAAACTCAATCCAGATAATTTGCGCTAATGACTAAAAATAATACGGTCGAAGAATACATAAAAGCCAATGAGGGTTTGCGGCTCATGCCTTATCAAGATTCGCTTGGTTTAACAACCATCGGTTATGGGCGGTGCTTGGAAACTAACGGCATCACGCAAAATGAAGCGGATATGTTATTTGCAAATGACATGAATATTGTGGCTGATGAGTTGCGTAAGATATTCACCGACTTTGACAGCTTACGTTATAGCCAGCAAAAGTGCCTGATGGATATGTGTTTTAACTTAGGTTCAACACGGTTGCGGCGGTTTAAAAAGATGATAGCCGCCATCGAAGCTGGTGACTTCAATGAAGCGGCTGTTGAGTTGCTTGATAGCAGATACGCAAGGCAGTTACCAAGACGCGCTGGCGACAATGCTATTCTGATGCGTTTAGTTTAGCCACCAACGCTTTCACCTCATCCCAATGCTCTGGTTTAATCCATATTTTCTTATGCACTAATCCCTGTGCCTTGTGCTTGGCATAAGATGTTTGTTGGTGCTTACGGTTATTCTCTGGGGTGTTTTTAGCCATTATGATTCCTCTAACACTTCAACAAGAATCCCTGTTTTTTCAATTGGGAAACCGTTTTCATCGTGTAGGTGAACGTTCACACGCTCCCCAATAAATGCATCAGCGTGTTGCCCATCTATGCTGTCATCTGTGATAGTGCCAACAGTGCCGTTATCTAGTAAGCAATTGTATGTTTTCATGATTTATTCTCCGTTAATGAGGGGCTTTCGCCCCTCTGGTTAGTGGTTATCTAGCTGCCATCAGCTTGTCGAAGATTCTGCTTTTTTCTTCGTTGTAATCTTTCCACGCTTCAAAGTTCAGTGGCTTAATTGAATTAGCTTTTAACTCAGCCACATACTCAAGATAAAGGGGATAATCTTCATCTTGCGCTTTCTCAACCTCTCTTTTTATCTGCTCTAATCTATCAATCATGTTGTTGATAGTGAGTAATCCAACGTCTTGTTTATTTGACACAGTTGATTGACGCTCTGCGTGTGAACTGATTCTTTTTAGTTGGTTTCTGATTTCTTGTGTTGTCATGATTTTCTCCGCTTTTTGTTGATGTCAGGTACAGTATACTACTTAGTCCTAAGTAATACAAGCAATATAACACTTTTTATTGAAATAAATTTAGATGGAAGTAGGGGTATCCATCTAATAATTGGGGTTAGATGCTTACCACACTTTTGCCTTAAATAATCACGCTAGGGGGTGTGCGTGATTTTCATAAACATACGGTCTAGGGGTATTCATCTAAATTAAATATGGTAAAATCTAATTTCCATGCTGAGACGTATGGTGCAAAACTAAGAATTACGGTAACCGTTATTCCAGAAACCCGATTGCGTTGTCCGATGCTTTCGGGTTTTGCTTTTCAAATATCTAAATCTTCAGCTTTTAAATTAATGTAACGCGACAAGGCGGCAGATGATTTATGCAAGCTGACCAGTTTTAATTGTTCAGACGATAATCCGCGTTCAGCTAAGATTGAAATACCGTGATGACGCAAATCATGAAAGCGCAAATCTTTGATGTTGAGGGCATGGCAAGCGCGTGTGAAATATGTGCCAAGCGTTTTGTAATGAAGTTTCGGAAATATAAATTCACTTTCTCGCGGCTGTTTGTTGATTATCTTCCGCGCTGACTTTGGCAAAGCGGCTCGCTTGGTTAACCCTTTCTGGCTTGGGTGCTTTAAATTGCGAACCAGAATAGTATTATTCTGAATATCATCCCAACGTAAACGTGTTATCTCAGACTGCCTACGAGTCGAATAAATCGCAAACCACATAATGTATAGCATATAAGGTGGAAAATGCCGTGAGAGTAGCCACATTTCCTCTGGGGTGGGTCTGCGTGTACGCTCCACAGACTTAGCAACCAATCTGGTGCTTTTTAACACTTTGCGAGCAGAATGAAACAGGGTTAAATCAACAACTAAAGAATCATCCACAGCTTGCATGGTGCTGATGACAGTCTGTAACCAAATCAGGTCAATATTAGCCGTTTGCGGTAAACATTCATCATTTCTACTCCTTATATATAGGACAACATCCGCGATGGTGAGCGCATTAACATCTATTTCGGCAATGGATGAACGTGCCAAACGGTTTAAATCACTGAGTTTTGAGCGTCCAGAAATGTTAAAGGTGTTTAAATAATTGTGGATAACTTTCTTGATTGGATAAGATGTTGTGCTGTGGTGGACAATGCCATGCTGGATTTCAGCCTGACGTTTAACCGCCCAATCTTTTGCAAGCTGATAACGTAGGAATGAACGCTTTTCACGATGGATAACACGCTTATTTTTAGTGATTTTTAGGGCGGCATCATAGATAATTACGCCATCGGAACGCTTGCGTTTGGTTATATGCGCCATTAATTAAATCAGTCATGGGGAATTTATGGGGAACGAGCCACATAAAATGGCACAAAATAAGGCTAAACAACAGTAATATGCGTAATCAAATAAATCGGAAGGTATGTGTTGCACCGATGCTCGATTGGACGGATAAGCATTGCCAGAGTGCTTAATCAGCACTCATGGGGAATATATGGGGAAGTAGGTTTAAAAATAGCGTATTGAGCGAGTATGGTTTTCTTAACAATATATGCGGTTGCTTGTTTGGTTTCACCTTTGGGGGTGTAGGGAATCAGTTGTGGGGTGTGCTTGATAATTAAGAATTTCAATCGTTCTGTTTTTACCCAATAAATGCCGTCATGTACCACAAACACCCACCAATCTGCTTTCGTTGTGATTAATCCAGAATCTTTGCCACCAAAGCTAATCTCAACACAAACATTGCCAGTTTTTTCAGCTTTAATATCGTATTTAACCTCAATGGCTTGCTTTGTTTCTGGAACGAAAATATCATAATCTTTAAAATAACCGTCAATCATTAATGCTTTCGGATAGCTTGCTTGAATCGTTTTCAGCACCTTTCGCTCTACATCTTGACCAACCGCTAAATCATTCGCAAATGTCATGCTGGTGCGCCTGTAACCACATTAAGCAAGGGTTTATCCCTGTCTGACTCGCGTGGTAATGATAAATCGGTTTCATCGTTCCAGCGCGATACAAGTTCAGAATCTTTTAAGTGCATTGATTCCGACAAACCAAAATGTTCTATAATTCTGCCGTAATCAACTGGGTCGTCTTTCCAATATGATGATGACCTGTTCTTCATCTCTACATCGCACGATTTACATGAGTCGCGCAAACCATCTGTCAGCCGCGCATCAAGCGTGAAACTTTTATCTCTTAGCTTAAACTTTCCGCATAATGAGCATTGTTTGCCAGTTTTGACAAGTTGTTGCTCTGCTGTGATTTTCCGACACCTGACGCACCAAGGCGAATAACCATCTGGCGATGATAACTTGCGGTGGAAGAAAGCCACATTTTGAACTTCTTTGCAGTTAGTGCATTCCTTTTCAATTATCAAGATGATGGCTCAGTTAGTTCTGGCGACACAACTTTATCAACAACTTCAGCCATCTTTTCTTCTGCATCTTTTAACGCTTTTCGATAACCGTTTTTATATCCTCGCGTGTATTCAGCATCGCTGACCTTGATAAATAACGCGTGATTTAATTCCAGTTGTTTTATCTGCACATCATCCATCCATTTGTAAATTTTCTTATCCATATCAGTCACCTCGTTCAAGATTAAATGGAGGTTTGAGGGTTGTTCGAGCAACCCTCGCCCCTAGTTCTGATGGCGCATTCTCAAGGAACGTTATGAGGTTAAGAACCACCATCCACTGCGGTTATCGAGGAACATAAACTCGCGCCACTCACAGTAATACGCGCACCATGCGCCCCTTTCAATAGCATGGATTTTGGGAGGGTTAAAACGGAATGTCATCATCAAATGTTTTTGCAACTGCTGGTTGCTGTTGTGGGGGTTGCGCTGGTGCTTGACCATTCTGTTGTCGCGGTTTCGGGTCAAACATCGACACGATAATTGAATCACCACCGCGCTCATCTGGAACGCCAGCTGGGTTAAACCATTTGTGCATTAAGATAAATTTGCCACCATTATCTGATGACATTACCGCGCCTATATTCTGATAACGGTTCTTTTCTTCACCTTGTTGATTGGTATAACTGCCTGTTTTAACTGCTAAGTCATAAAGTTTTGCCATTGTCTTTCCTCTATAGTAAAAATTCAATTTCCACCGATGGCATGGTGGGTTGTGGGTTGGTTTCTTTGTGCCATTTCTTAGGCTTGGTTCTGGTCTGAACCATGTGCCAG